TTACCTGTGGCCGCTTATGATGTAACAGGACCAAAAGATGTGGTCATTAACGGCACAAATGGTTACATTGGCGATAATCTAAAAGATAATGTATTAAAGTGTGCAAATTTAAAAATAGAAAACATTTTAGAATCAAGTCAAAAATATAAATGGTCGGTGGCAACAGACCAATTTTTAGAAACTTTAGTTAAGGCTTGACATTTATTATAAATATGTTATATTGGTGATGTAATGAAAAAATATATTAGAGTATATGATGATGTTCTACAAGACCATGTCTGTAAATCATTAATTGAAAAGTTTGAAGTTTCAAAAGACCAACAGGTTCGTACTGAACTTTCAGGTCACAGGTTCTTTACCGAGATAAATGTAAACCAACATTCAGATTGGCAAACCTTTGTACAAGGGTTGTATGGTAACTTACGGCCTTATGTTGAGAAATACAAACAAGATTGTGATATCAAAGACAAACAATGGCCAGATAGATTTGGTTTTGAACAAATCAGATTTAAGAAATATAATGCTGATGGTCTTGATGAATTTAAAGAACATGTAGATGTTGGCGACTACGATAGTGCTAGACGATTTCTAGTGTTCTTTTTATACCTTGATGATAATGAAGAAGGTTGGACATCTTTTAGTGAGTATGACATGAAAGTACAACCAAAGGCAGGAAGACTATTAATGTTCCCACCTTTATGGACTTATTTACATACTGCACATAAACCAGTTGTCAAACCAAAGTACATCATTGGTTCATATTTACATTATGTTTAATTGATATTCATTTAATACACAACAAACATCTAAAAATAACAAGGCGGATGATAGTGTCTGCTCTGTTAAATATTGTCGAAAAGGAGATACACCAGATGTGGAAAAAGTTTTTAAAAGTTTGCGAAAGAATTGGTTATGCAAGAGCAGCTCATAATCTTGCCGTAATGGGAAAATATGAAGAGGCAAAAAGATTGATGATGAAGGAGGGGGCTTAAATGCAAAAGTTACTTAACTTTATTAAAGACCTCTTTAATAGTGGTACTGAGTTTGGTAATAATGGTCTCAGGCAATTCTGCCAGGCCGAATACAAAAAAGATTGGAAGTACGCCTACAGATGTTACCAAATTGATGGCAGGTTTCCGAAACAAGGAGAGGGTTTATTCTAATGTGGCCATATACAGATGAAGAAGCAGATTACTTAGCAGGTAAATAAAGATTAGTCAAGCCACCAAAACTTCTCATTGCGTGGCTTTTCTTTTTTAAAATTTTCGATATGTTCTTCAAACTTCATTAAAATAATAAAAACACCTATACTTACTGGAATACCAATAAGAAACAGCAACACACCGTGTTGTAAGTCCATAGAAAATATTTAGAGTTTAAAAGTTTCCGAGAAGATTTTCCTACGACTTAAATATAAACCAGGTAATACCTAATACCATGGCCGCAATAATGGTCATTAACACCATTATTAAAAAGAACTCAACAATTTGCCTTTTTAACTCTCTTTTACGATACACCTCATCCTCTCGTTGTTTACGCAACTTTCTTCTAAGAGCAATCATCTCCTCATATACGTTACTACCGTAGGTGTACATAATGAGAGTACGCAACTCTTTTTCTTGTTCTTTGATTTTTTGTTTATTAATGGTGATATCGAGAGCCATCTTTTCAATACTGCCTTTCATCAATAACTTAGTGACACCGCCAGTATTGTTGACTTCTTGTTCTGCGTAATTAAAATCTGAAACTGCACCGTACCATTTAGACAATGAACTTGCCATACTATCTAAATCCTGGCCGAATGATATACCTCGTTTTATGACGTTGTATGCCGCTGTTGCTGTTGCGACTGCCGTTGCTGGGTCTAACAATGATTTGTTCCTTCTACTGAATGATAACAAAGTCACTGGAAACGGTACCTGGAGCTTCCTCTTGGAAACTCAGCACCGTTATATATAAGATTTAAGTCCTCTACATTAAAACTGTAAATAACAACCAAAGTGATAAGACTAATATAACGTAGGCCTTGATAGACATAGTTTTATCACTTTTGATAACGACTTCTTTTACAATTTCATAAGGGTTCATAGGTAACTATTTATTAAAAAGCCGTAAAATAATACTACTAAATGCAAAAAAATGTGATTTAATGGTTGCCTTATCCGCCAAAAAGTGTATTATATAAGAGTAATAAAGAGGAGTGATTCGTAATGCGTATTAAAGGTGCTATGACAATACTGAATAAAGAATGTAAATTCTTAGGTATGACAATGAAAGAACTGATAGATTTTATTGACAACACACCTATGGCCGTTTCATATAAGACATTAGAAGCATATGAAATATATCAAGTGAATAAAGGTCTAGTGTGGTGTGGATTAAACGGTGTAAAGTGGACTACTCCTGAACAATCTGCGATTGAAGGTAAAGTATATCGTGGTGAAGGCCATCAATTAGAGTTGTTTGAATGTTAATAAAAGGTTGTATAGGGTTTGCTCACCATAAAGGCCGTTTTCTAGGCACTATGATGTGTGTAAAAGGTAAGACTGTAAGAAATGTCTATTTGCCTTATCCAATATGGTATTGTATGATGCGACTCTGGGGCAGTAAAAATATCCTCCGGAAATTCCTGTGGAAAAAAGACATCACTTTTGCCAGTCTGGAAGAGTATAAAAACTCTCTTTAGGCCACCGTTGGTAGTTATTACATTTATAGATCAAACTTTCTTAGGCCATTATCATAGCGCTTGCCATATATGGCCACATGTGTTATTCTCTATGGATTTAAGTCTATCGTAGAACCTCTAATTGTAACGGCCTGTGTTGTATTTTGTGTTCTTGTGCCTTCAGTGGTTTCTGTGACGTTTCCACTAACGGCCATTGTGTAATTACCATCGACTTTGACGTTATAATCACCACCACTATTCACATTAATGTTGCCATCTACGGTCACCATGTTAATATTGCCTGAGTCTACTTGTATATTAATATTGGCGTTGGCCCCTACTTGGATGTCGTAATGGTTATCCACTGCACCGTCTTTGTTAATAAAAACCTTATGGCGGCCGTTAATAACAATATCCGAATCATCTTCTACCAATAACTTACTGTTTTTCTTAATAAATTCAAAGTGGTCACCTTTGGTAATATGAGTAATTGTACCATTGGGTGATACCTCATAGGACGTACCAGTCTTGTGTCTTTGATGTATTCTTTCATGGCCGCTTGTGTCATCATACTCCATGATATGGCCACTCTCACTTTCAAACACTCTATTATACGGATAAACTGTTGCATATGGCACTTCCGGCTGGTCAAATGTGTCACCATCACTACCTGCAATAGACGTACCATCTGCGGCCGTTACTGGATTAAAGTCGGCCGTTGCCACTCCAGTTATTCGTGTAGACCTTCGTAGTGTAAGGGATAGGTGTGGATTGGTCTCCGCACCATCGGATTTTAGATTTACGGCCAATCTATTTGTATCTACTTCATCCTTGTACTTGGGGTAAACTCCGTTAGGGTCATAGAAACCATCAGACTGTGCCAGTTCATGTGGCCGACCAGGTATAGAACCTAGTACAACTGGTGACTGCATACTTTCACCATCTCTAAAGTAACCAAACACCCATGAACCTTCGACTAGGAAACTAGGAGATTGTCCAAGGCCTGAGATACCAGCGGCCGTAGTAGGAAGAATACACTGAGCCCATGGCAAGTCCGCCGTAGGTAACTCTATCTTGTCGGCCGTATGAAGGCCAATACACCTCACACGAACACGGCCAAGGTACTGAGGGTCGTTTCTGTCTTCGACTACACCAGTAAACCAGAAAAAACCGTTACGGCCACTAAAATTTTTGTCTGTAATCATTTGTTTTTTCTCGATATATGTTTCGTTTTAATACGCTAGCCATACGCATTTATTGACCATTTCTTTTTATTTTACGCAAGCCTTGTTTTATGTAATATACTGTCTTATTCCATAGACATGGCCAGCACAAACCCTTGTTCCTATTAGGTTTCTGTTTACGCATGTTTGACTTTATCTCGGCGATACTACCTAATAAATGGCCTATCATAATGCACGACCTTTAAAGAATTTCTCTAGGTGTTTAGAGTAGTCTTC